TATATATAAAGGAAGCGATATGTACAGTCTTACCATTCGTGACACAATTAAGAAAGCTGCTCTTAGACTTTCCCCTGCCCACGGTGGGATAAAAGGTGCATTTAGAAATGGTGGTCGTGTTCCAAGATTTGGCTATGGTGGCTTTAGTACACCTGGTTTTGATTCTCAGTCTATGCCAGCAATGCTTCATGGTGGTGAATTTGTTATTAACGCTGGGGCTGTAAAGAATATTGGTATGGCAACACTCCAGACTCTTAACAATATGAGATTTAATAAGCCAAATCAGATATCTGGTCAAAATGCTACTTCTTCTACATCTACTTCTACAACTAATATTTATGTTGAAAACTTTATTGGTGAAGATGAATGGTTTAATTCAATGATTAAGCAGTACAATATGAATGTTCTCCCCGGAAAACAGAAGTCTGCTGGTATGGAAAGCAGAGTGATTAGTAGTTATAACAATCTTTCAAGAGGTCGATAATGTCTATTAATGCACTTGTTAAAATTAATGGAACAGAGGTTACTGAACATAATAGAAGAATAACTATTAATAATACATATGATAATACTGATATGCAATTATCTTCTGGTTCAACACGTAGATTTTATAAGCCATCAAAAAGAGTTTTTACTTTTAATTGGTCATATCTCCCAAACAAAGCGGAAAAGACTGTTGATTTGAGAGTTGGTCGCGACTTTATTCATTCTCTTATAACTAGCGGTTCTCTTGTTACTCTTTTAATTCAAGAATATGCAAAAGATAATTGGGAAGAATATACTTGCATTGTTTCATCGTATAATGAAGATATGTTAAAAAATGTTTTGCAAAGCCAATGTAGATATTATGATGTTAATTTAATTATGGAAGAGTTGTAATGGCTAGTTACAATGCGTCATCAAGCACATCCATAAGCGCAAGAGTCCTTGTCAGCTCAATAGATATTTTAAGGGCTGGGGCTAACGAAGATTCTAGAGATATTAAACCTTTTTTTATTTTAGATGGAATACCTTTGACTGAGCATAATAGAAAAACATCTATTTCAACACAGCCAAATTACACACAGAATAAGAATTGGACAAACAGATCTGGTGTTTATTTTAAAACTAATTCTTCTAAAAAAAGTTTTTCTTTAGATTGGACTTTTGCTCCTGGCAAAAGAGAAAACACTGTTGATTTAAATGCTAGTCATGATTACATTAAACAAATAGCCATAAACCCTGCATCACATATCCTAAAAATAAGAGAAATGGATGCTAATGGTCTTACAAATCATACTGAAACAAGTTATAATGTACTAGTAACTAGTTTTAGTGAAAATCTAGTAAGAAGAGATTTAAATAATGATGAGTATTATTGGAATTTCTCCCTAGAGCTACAAGAGGTTTAAATGCAGACAATTGATATAAATGGCAAAGAACTGAGTAATTCTTTTAAATCTGCTTCTACTTCCTATGCTCAGTTTGTTAAGCCAAGAGTTATTATTGATTTTCAAGATGCAAGGCATCTTTCAAATGTTTCAGTAACTACCAACAGTGCTCATTCTTCTGGATATTTAGGTGATTATTTTACTAAAGAACAAGTTGTTAATAGTGGTGAATACGAAACATTCCCTTGGGCTGTAACAGATTCTAAAAATAATTTAAATAAAGTAATTACTGCTAATGGTGAATATAGAGCAATGCCAAATGACAATACTGATAATTTTAAGTATGGATGGTGGTCGGCAAGCAAGAGTGACGCTAGTGGTTTGTTTGCAACAGGGCCATATTTGGATATTACATTTAATGCTACTACTATTAATAAAGTTAAAGTTGTTACATCGCAATCTTTTGGTCAAATTAAATCATTTACAATCTCTGTTATTAATAGTTCCAACACTACATTGCTTAATAAAACTATCGTATTTAATACAAATAATAATGAATTTGAAAAAATAATAAATCTTGATAGTACATATACTAATATATCCAGGGTATTAATAACAGTAGTATCCACTAAGAATACAGTAGATTATGCAAGAATTTTATCTGTATCTCCTATGTACCAAATGGATATTTCTGATTATGTTATGTCTACTAGTGAAAATCGCATTAGGGATCTACATGAAACATCTTTGCCAATCGCTGGTACTTCTCAAACCACTTCTTCTATTTCTATTGATAATAGTAGTAAAAAGTTTAATATTTTAAATACTAATTCTGATTACGGAAAGTATTTACAAAAAGATGTTAAGGTTAATATTTCTTATGGGTGGAAGTCTTATGAGTCTGTTGATAATATTGTTGAATCATATTTAACTTCTAATATTTCTAGTAGTGCTACTAGTATTTATGTTAGTAATTTGAATGAATTTCCTTATGGAGATACTGGCAATACAAATCTTGAGGCTAACTACTATATAGTGACTATAGATAAAGATTTATTTTCTGAAGAAAAAATTCTTATTAAGAAAAAAACTATTATAAGTAGTGATATTTGGGGTCTTGAAGTTGTTCAACGTGGTTATTCTGGAACAACTGCCTCAGCCCACAGTTCTGGTGCTGTAATAACTTTTGATCCATTTGAGTATGTAGATATTGGAACATTCTTTATTGAAGAAATATCTTCTTCAACTAATGACATGGGTGTAACGCTATCTCTTCTGGATGCGTTTAAATTTTTAAATGATAAGATTCCTCAAAATGGGTTTTTTAAAGATAACTGTACAGTTGGAGATGCAATAACTGATTTATTGTATTACAGCAATTTTCCTAATCATAAGATTATAAAGTTTGATAGATTCCAAGATAGCCCAACTGTTAATAATGCAGTTCTGCATTTAAAATTTGATGATGACACAAAAAATACTGGTAACTCGTATATTGCTCAAGGAGTTAGATATCGCATCTATCAGCCTCCTTCTGGTAGTGAGTATGTTGTTAAAGATTTACAACTGGATATAAATGAAAAACAACTGTCTGATCTTGATAAGGCTCTGGGGGTTGCTTCTTCTGTAACACCTTCATATGTTGGACTTAAATCAAATGTTAGTTTGTCTTCTTATTCTTTGAGTTCTGATGTTGCAACATTGAATGATTATTTTTATCAAGGCGTTTTTGATGGTTATTTTATACCGCTAACAACTTTGACTAGTGAAGAAATCGGTTTTGAAATTGATGGGGGTGGTGCAAGGCTTTATCTTAATGATACATTGATTGCAGATGGATGGAATGAAAACACATCTTCTACTTATTACTCCAACTTATCACCATTAACTTTTACTGCTGGAATTCCTTACAAAATAAGATTAGAATTTTATCATACAAATTTATCCACATTTGATTTGAATTTAACAAAAACAGCTGCTAGAACTTTAATTGGTAGTAGTGAGTTGTTAACAAATATTGTTTTAGATCATATTGGGATAAGGGATGCTGGGTTTACAGGCACTGATGTAAATAGACATAGAAACAATGCTATACCCAGCACTTTTGTTAATTTTTCAAATAGTTCTTCTATTACTTGGAATACTGACGATAAAAGTATTTATTTATCTAATACTATATCTGGCGGTTCTACTGTTAACTCCTTTGTCAGATTGCCATATGACGTTTCTTGGGATGTAACATCAAATTCTACTAATACTAACCGTGATTGGTCCATTGAGCACATATTCAAGTCACCACAGGGCGGTCTAGGGGCTTCTGGGGAGTACATAAGTAGTTGGTCAAATAGCTCATCAACTGCTGGTATTGAGTTCTTTTATATTTCTTCAACAAATCATGGCGTTAAATTAAAAATTTTAAACACGTCAAATAGTGCAACTGCTACTACAACTATTACTAGTTCTACAACTATGCCAGAACCTACTGGCTGGAACCATGTTATTACTACTTATGATTATTCTGATAATGTTTTGAAGTATTATGTTGATGGAGTGCAGCATGGTAGTGCTACTTTAACAAGTGGATATGAACCAGATTTTGGCACAAATTCTTTAACATTTGGCGGGAGAGGTGCGTCATTTACTTCTGGTGTTGGAGTGGTTAAGCCAACT